AGAATACCACACATTGAAGATCTAGTGTTTGATCGTGGCACAAAGGGTGTACAAGAAGCCATGCAGATCATGCAAGATGCTGCCACGGATACTCGTAAGACCACCACAGTCAAGTGGGATGGCAAACCGGCCATCGTCTGGGGACGAGATGAATCGGGTCGTTTTGTACTCACAGACAAGAGTGGATTCACGGCTCGTGGCTATGAAGGTCGTGCCACCAGCATACAACAACTGGCTGGTATCATGCAACAGCGTGGTGGCGAACGTGGTGAGCTCATAGGTATCTATGAACGCTTATGGCCCATGCTGGAAGCCGCTACACCTAAAAATTTCCAAGGTTACATCCATGGTGACCTGTTGTACACTCAAACGCCGCCTGAAGTATCTGGCAACTACGAATTCAAACCCAACTTTGTGGAATATCGTATACCTGCTGATTCAAGACTGGGCCAAGAAATAGGCGCCAGTGAAGTTGGTATAGCTATACACACACGATACAAAGATCCAGGAGCGCCAGCGGAGCCCATACGGGACTCAGGACTCAAACAAGTACCGGGACTGTTGTTGATTGAGCCCACATTTAAAGACATCAAAAATGTCACACCCAACAAGAAATTGGTGGATCAATTGCGTGGTGTGGTCACCAAACACGGCCGGGACATCGATGGCCTGTTTAATCCAGCAGAACTGCGTGCCGCACAGATTAGCGACTTGCCGGCGCTGTGCAAACGCTACATCAACAGCAGGATAACCACTGACTATGAAAATCTCCTGCCGGACTTTGGTGCATGGCTACAGAAAAATACCACACCACGCAAATACAACAACATTGTAGAATATCTACAGAGTCCTAGAAGCAACATGAGTGGCATCACTGCCGCATTTACAGCATTCCTGTTGTTGCATGAAATCAAGATGGACATGCTGTCACAGCTGGACCGCCAACAACCCGGACACGAAGGCTGGGTCATTGCCACCAATATACTTGATCCTAAAAATCCAAACAAACCTGTAACTGTCCGTGCCAAGCTGGTCAATCGCTTTGGATTTTCAGCAGGAAATCGTATCCTAAACAACCCAAATCTGGCCACCTAACTCCTGATTTTTTACCAAAATGGTAAATACTTTTAGGTCCTCAGTGACCATATATTAAGGAGAAACAAAATGGCTTTTATTACCCCCGTATCTGGTGGCGCACAACCAGTATTTGCAACCGACGTTCGCGATCCTGTAGCAGCTAATGCTTCCACAGCAGCAACACCTGTAAACTTCCAAGGTCCTAAGTTAGACTTTTACCGTGTAGTTGCCAACACATCTGTTGCCACACAACAAGATGTAAACGAATACGTTTCCAACGTTATTCAAGCAATTCAGCAAACAGCCACAGTAGCAATGTATCAAGTTGATGGTGACACTCTCAGCTTTGGTATTTTCCCAACAGGCGCATTTGGTAACAGCGCGGCCAATCCTCCAACAACAACAAGCACAGCGTTGTTCTTGGCCGCTGCCAACATCACTTATGCAGGTTATCAGTTGGATACTTGCACAAGCGTTGGTTTCAAACTTGCCGCATCTTAATCAAATCTTTTGATTGCACAAAACCCGCCGAGGCGGGTTTTTTGTTGACTTTATTTGATTCAATGTTACAATAGTTAAATACACACATGCAGGTCAGCAAAATCACCGAAGTCACCATATTTGAAAGCCCCGACGGTGGCCGCACTGTGTATGCCCGCAATCCTGGCAGTAAAGATCGCACCTTGCATTGGCAAGATCCCAACTTGCAACGTGAACTCGAAGAATTAGAAAGTCAAAAACGTTGGGTAGACATATTCCAGGCACGACGTAACAATGCCGAGCTAGATCGCCTGTGTGAACAGGCAGAAATACTCTACGAGCTGAGTCGACGAGAATCATGAAATACGCTTGCCAAACCTTGTTTGATATCACAGCCACTGGTGTGACCGGACATTTTCGACCCATGAGGTTGCCATTCCTGGACCATGCAGATCAAAAAATTGTAGATCAGTTTACCTGGAATCGCAGTCGCAACCAACAACGCAACTGGGAAACACTTACACAAATTATAGGTCTACGCACACAGATATTTGATTTACAGATGCCCATAAAAGATCGATCCGGCACAGTGTGGATGTTTGAATTTGAAACCGAACTGGGTGGTGTTTTTGGATCCAATGAAGATCCCACACAGATCTTGCGTGCTGATGCAGAAGGGGTACCCATGTTATTGGATTTAGACAACAGACCCGACCTGGGTCCGGTGATATGTACCAGTGGAGCCAATCAAAATATTTGGTTTGCTCAAGTTGCATAAATATTAGATCATGAGCGAAGCCACTGACATCGAAAAGAAAAGCCTAGAAGCACACGTGGAACTGTGTGCCGAACGTTACAATCAGCTGGAACAGCGATTTGAACACGTGGATGGCAAGATCAACCACCTAGAGACCCTGTTGCGAGAAGTGCATGACATGGTTCAAAGGATGAGCGAAAAGCGCACAGATCAACTCATAGGTTGGGGCATTGGAATTATTGGTGCCTTGGGCGCCGGGATCATATATCTAATCACACACTACGTTCTTAAATGAAAATGTCTGGCAACGAAGTAGTACGTTTGCTCAAAACAGAATTTCCTGATATTTTGCCCAATGCCATTTGGCAAAACATCGACGGCACTTACACTGTGTTTGGAAAATACACGATCATACCAGAAAATCCGGGCTACAGGGTGTGGTGCTCGGCATCCGACATAGGCATTTTTGGAACCTCACGCACGGCTTTGAGTTGGTGCATAGCAGACAAATTCCAGGCCTATAATACAGCTCGCGAACTCAAAGAAACCGATCAAAAACTTTACAATCTAAACAATGACATAAACACCCGTGCAACCTTGGCCGATCGTAGCCGACACTGGGAATTTAGAGATGCAGTTGGTGCCAAGCTAGAAGCCAAGATTATCTTGAAAAAACAGTTAGAAAATCAACTAGCCAAATGTGTCAACTGGGCTAAATATTGTCAACAACGAGGATTTTACAATGAAGCTCAACGAATTGGCCGTGTCCAGCCCAACAAAACAAGCCGCTAAGGTATTTGAAAGCTATTTTGGCAACAAAATCAGCTTTGATAATCTAAACAGGAATCAAGCCCTTGCCATGCTCAAGCGTGTGCGTGCCACTATTTCTGAACATCGTCGCACCACAGAATTCCATAACAGTGAAAAAAATCCTGCGTATCTAAAATTAATGGTCATGGAACAGGCGTTGTCTGCACGAGTAGCCGAAGAACAAGTTAGCATGAGCACAGCCAATACCGCAGCCGGAACAGGCAGCATGGTAAATCCACTGGGTGCGCCCACAGCAGATCCTAAAAAAATGGCAGCGGCCATGACCTTGCAACGTCAGCAGAAAGAACGCGAGTTGAATGCAGCCATACAGGCTAAGCAAAAAGAACTGGCTGATCTAAACAAACAAAAAGGCATGTTAGAAACACGTCGAAGCTTGAAACATCGTCTCCAAGAAGTGTCAGAAGTTCAACAAGCTCAAGTTGTGCTGGCCAGCCAAGACATGGTTGACCAAGTGCAAAAAATGAGCGAACAAATTTCAGCTATGCAGTTCAAAGACTTGCCGGCCTTGGTAGATCAGATCAAAAACGAAGTTGGCACAGATCAAGCCATGCAGTTCAATACCGATGCCACAGCGGCTCTAGCAGGCCTCCTGCAAAATCTACAAGGCGCCAAGACACAGTTGGAAGCTGCCTTGGGTGTGGTTACAGGTCAAGCTCCTACAGTTCCGGGCGCCGATATGGGTGCTGGGTTAGGTGGCGAAATGCCTCCCGAATTGCCAGCACCTGGAGAAGAAGAAATTGATGTCACTGACGTTGACATTGAGGAACCTGAAAACGAACCAGTTGCATCTTCGCTGGGCCGCGGTCGCAGATAATGTTAATCCGTGAGTTTGCTCTTGACAACACAGTAAAGAGCGATGAAAAGCTCTTGGCCTTGGTCACATTTCTCAAGGATCGCGCCCAGGATGAAAATGCTTCCGCACAGATCAGTCAAGATGCTTTTATCGAAACAGCCAAGAGTTTAGGAATTAATGTCACGCCAGACAACCTAAGCGACATGATCTCTAAAGAACCTCTCAAAAATGTTTTGGAACCTTTAGAGCCCAATTCAGGGGTGGTCAGATTCAAAGGCAACACCGAAGCCGAAACAGGCATGAGTGTGGATCAAGCTCGTGCAGTTGTGGATGCCAATGCCAAGGCAGCTTTAAAACGGCGCATGTAGACTTTCCAAAACTGTTGTAAATACTTAAACAAAGTGTTATACTAGTGCAAGGAGCATGAAATGGCCTATTCAGAAAAAGTTATCGATCATTACGAAAATCCCAGAAACGTGGGCAAGATGGACACAGGTGACATCAATGTGGGTACCGGCATGGT